CTGCCAAACGCAGGCAGGGATTGCTCTAGCAGATCAAGTGCCATGCTCAGGTTAATCCTGGCGGCTTCTTGGTTGCCCATCTTGGGTTCGGGGGTAGACATCGGTGCTGCCGCTGGAGCGGCTTCTGCTTCCGGCATTGCGCCAGCAGAGGACGGAACTTGCTGCGGTTGCTGTCCGCGCATCATTTCCATCAGTTTGTCGGTAGGTACACTCATAACCGCTCCATGATTAAAGCGGGTTTTACTGAATGTTTACCGGATTGTCAAGTAAGTTGGGGGCTTTACCCGCCGCCCCCCGAGCGGAATCCCGGAGGATTACTTGCGGCCTTTACGGCCTTTGCGAGCTTTGCGAGCCATGATGGTTCTCCCAGTTGGCTAGCGGCCACTATTTCTCGGGAAAGCAGCCATACCCGTTTACCCTCTCGGGCAAATTACCGGCGAGTCTTGCGACCGCGTTTGGCTTTGCGATACATAATCACTCCTAGCGGCGGGTATAGTCCCGTTGACTACGTTTGTCGCCTGTGTAGTTTTTAACACTGGGCGCACGGTAAGTCAACGCAGGACTTTTTTCCCCGCGTGAGATCTGACCTGCACTTATTCTAGGTTGGTCTGCTCTGCTAGTAGGAGGTTGTCCTGACTTCATCACATCACCTTCAGTTGAGGCGGCTGTTGCGATCCGGGTTCAGGTTTTTGTTTTACTTCCTGCTTTGCCTGCTGCTCGGACTGTTGCTGGGCTTGGGCGGCTTGTATCTGCTTGGCCTCTAGCTTTTTGAGCCTGTCTTTGAGCAGTTGCTTCATGGGCGGGTCAAGCAAGTCAAGCAGCGACTCTTTGTCGATCACCTGAGCCTTGAACAGATTGAACGCCAGCGAGCGCAGGTCTTCCATGAAGATCGGGCTGTTGGAGTGAGCATCCACCTTCACCACAAAGTCCTTGGTGAACTGCTCTGCAATAAACTTGATCCCTTCTTCATCTGTGAAGTGCGTGGGATCGTAAGCCTGTATGCACTTCAGGTACAGCGTGGCGAGCTTCTCAAGGCTATCCTCGATCACCAGCGCACGTTTCTTGGCTCTGGACGATCCCAGACGGGCTAGCTGGCTTGCATGACCTGACGATCGCACTCCTGCCTCGCCCTTGCCCTGCAGGACGTTGACGATGCCTGATGCTTCCTCAAACATTCCGTCGATCTCGCGGATCTCTCGGAACAAGTCTTGAGGCATGGTGGGTGCCAGACGCTCGACCTTTGCGTTCGGCATATCTGTAGCCAGCAGACCGCCAGGCCGGTTAAGCGCAAAGTTCTTCTCATCCAGAATGCCTACAAAGCCTGTCAGGGCTGTAGGCGGGTTCACTTGTCTGGAAAGCAGATCCAGAATCTCCGTCATCCGCTTGTTCCTGAGTTGCTGCAGGAAGATCAGGCGTCCAACTTCTGACTCACCCCAGTAGTAGTCATACAGTGGGTTAGGGCAGATCTGCACGAAAGGCAGCTCACCTTTGAGAAATACAGACTCGCCGGGTCGGTCGTAGATGATGACATCGGGGTCTGCTTTCGTTACCACCTGATAGTCGTCAGTCTCATCGTTCCAGACCCACAGTTCGGTCATCTCGATGGTTTCTTCTGCAACCTGCGGCTTGTAGCGGTTCATGCCGTTCAGGTCAAGATTGACGTTGCCGTACATAGTCGGGTTGACCTGCGACATGATGACGCGATCTAGGCCGGTAGTAGTGTCTGTGGAGTCGTGTTCAGTCGCAGTGATGCGCTTGACCAGTTGATCCCGTTTGGGATGGGCGTACAGGCGCGAGTACAGATCCGACTTGGTGATGTAGTAGGTCTGGCAGATAGCCTCTTGACGGTCGGTGTACGGGATGTCTTCCCGCAGCACGCCTACGCTATGAGGATCGACCATGTAGGGGTGCAGACCCTTGTTCCAGATCAGTTTGACGTAGGTGGTGTTGTAGACCAGTGACCAGCTTGCCGCTGCAGAGAACACTTGGTCTGCATTGGAGTTGAGCCACTCATCGTTGAGCGCCCGGGTGAGCACGGGAGTCTTCTTGTGCTCTGTCGGATTGACTGCAGCGCCCAGCGCGATAGAAAAGCGTGTCGTCTCTGCCGAGTACAGGAACGAGGTTAGCTGGTCGATGTGGGGATGGATCTTGTTGTACAGGGCGGGTGATTCGTCCGGCCCTGCGCCAAACAAGTAGAAGGATCGCAGGGTGTGGTAATCAGCCTTGCGTTCGTTTTGACTGACCTGACACTTGCGAATCAAGTCGAGATAGAAGAACTCCCGGTCAGCCGGGTCAGCTGGGATTCTCATTTGATTTGCAGGTTCTCGTGGTCATTCATCACAACGCTGGCACGAGGTCCGTGAGTCACGCCTGCATCTTTAGGGTTGATGCCTACAGACTCGCCACGCACGGACTGGACAGCCCTTCCGGCAATGATACTGTTCATGTTCAGCCCGCGCATCCCCGCGTCGCCCCAGATTGCTGCTTTGCCCGGACGATCCTGAGCTTCTTGTGCTTCTCGCTTGGCCCGGTCTGCAGGCGTCTCGATGTTATTGCGGGTGAAGTAGCCGGTCTGGTGTTCCCCTTCTCGGGTGCTCTTGATATCGGTCATCTGGAAATCTTTGGCTAGTCCTGCAAGAGTCGAGTCTGCGTGTTTGGTGGAATCGCTCTTTAGGCCCACAGGTTTGAGGAAAACCAGAGAAATCTCGCCTTCGCAGTGTTTCATCGGGCATTTTGCCTCCCTGGCTTCGAAAATACCGTGTTTTGAGCAGTAATAGTCGTGCAAAACGCCCATATCAGCCTCCAAGTGACTCATCGAGGGTCTTATCCCCGTAGTAGTGTCTGTTTTTCATCCTGATGTCCATTTTGATGCCATCAGGGGTTACTTTTATGCCGTAATGGGGCATAAGAGGTACTTTTGACTGTTTTCTGTACTCTACATGGAGTCCTTTTGCGTGGGAATACATGGTTCTCACGTTTCCAGACATCCATTCGTTAAAAGCACGGTTTACACGCACCTGAGTACGTTCAGTCATTGGTTTTGTCTGAGTGATGAACACTTCTTTTATCAATGTCTCGGGCAAACCGCACAATTCACAGAATAATTTGATGCTGATGCCCCGTTCCCGGTCCTTGAGGAACCTATTGACCTGTCGCAGCAGTTCCTGCTTCGTGTAGTTCACGGGTTTTCTCCAGAATGAAGATCAGATAGCTTTCAGGAACGTCTTTGCCGTCCATCTGAAGGTTGAACTCGAACTTGTCCACCAGTTCTGGTTGCAATCCGGTGCGGTTAAAGAGAGCCATCCACATATTCAGCCCCAAAATGCTGTAGTGGTTGTCGTTGAACTCATGTCCACGCTGGCAGTCAGGGGCGGGTAGCTCCACATAAACCTTCCCACCCGTTTTCAGAACCCTGTTGAACTCATACAGGGTAAAGAGCGGGTAGGGTGAGTGCTCCAGTGCGTGACGGCACCAGATCATGTCTGCAGTGTTGTCCGGCATGAAGTCCAGATCTGAGAAATCGCACCGGTGAACGTCGAACATCTTGTTCCTGCAGGCCAGAAAGTCGTCTTGAGACAGCGTAACGCCTGTGCAGTCGTGGTATCCGAGCTTTGACATCTCCGTCATGAACAATCCTTGCCCGCATCCAATATCCAGAATCCTGGCCTTCTTGTCCAGATTCATCATCGGCACATAGTGATTGACCATCTGCGGAATCAGTTGTGAATGGAAGTTGCCTTCTTCTGGTTCTGAATAGACAGTGTTCAGAGCCAGTTGCTTGTAGAGGTTGAATTTGTCAGCCTGCATTGAGTAGTCCTACCTTTTTGAGATAGTCAGAGACGTTGCGGTTCATGGATGCCAGTTCTGGCGTGATGGTGTCTTTGGCGCGGTTACCAACTCTCGTAACGCCGTTCATGATGAGTCTGGGTTGTACCTGCTCTGCATAGGCCACGCAGGCGAGCGCAGAGGCGATTACGCGGTCGTCCTTGTTCCTTCCTGATGCTTCGATACTGCTTCCTTCCCTGATGATAGTCTTCATCTCTTCGATGAGTTCCATGCTGTAGACATTCATCATCCCGCGCTCAAAGTAGTCCTTCATGTAGGACAGCATCCGTTCTTTGGTAGAGGCGGTTGTGACGTATCCGATGCTGTTACTGGGGCCGGACATGGAGTCGTTACGACGCCAGATGTAGTTCTGCATACTGCCCAGCACATCCATCAGATCTCGCCCTACAGCGCCGCCAGCAACGGTTGCCATCCTTCGCAGGTTCTTGAGTTCGTTAATCACCGCCTGACCCGGGCCGTTGATCTCAAGGTTCAATGTAGAGTTCTTGTAAGCACCAGCAAGGTGAGCAATCACCCAGGCAAACTGGTATGTGTTCAGTTCTGAGGTAGCAAACTCTGCCACCTGATCCAGACCGTTGGCATACACCCTGTAGACCTGAATACAGAACCTGTCAGCCCAGTCTGAAGACCCGTAAGCAGGGTCAGCCCCAATGACGTAGTACGCAGTGTCTATAGGCTGTTCGTAGACGATAAGGCTGGCAAGGCGAGGCGTGGACTTCAGGACTTCCGTATCCTGGAAGAATGTCCCGAATGAGTAGCGGAAATATTCCGCATCTGTCTTCTTGGCGATCTTCGCCATCTCCGTGCATCTGGTAGTCGAGAAAAAAGACGTACCAGTCATCACAAAAGCATAGTCTTCAGTAGGCGGGAACTCCTGATACATCAAGGATTCGTCTTTGATGCTCTCGTGCAGCTTCCAGCGCCACCAAGCGATCTGTCTGCTGTTGATCTCGAAGTTGTAGAGCTTCTTGATCTCCTTGACCCAATCCTTTTCTTCAGGAGTGAGCTTGCCATCCCAGTAGACCTTGTAGACCGGCGTGTCACCGTCTACGGAATAGAGTTCGTTACGCCACCAACCACAGAAGATCGCACGCTGAGTCCTCGCACGTTTGGCAGTGACGTACATATCGTGGAACATGTTGAACCCACGCGCCGTACTCTCAAACATGTACAGACGATTAGGGTTTGTCTCTGCAAGAGAAGCCAGCAGGGAGGCTAATCCTTCCTCATCCCCCCATGAACTTGTCTCTGTTCCATGCAGGTAGGTGATGGCCTTGCCTCTACCCAGACTTCCCTTGGCTCGCAAGCCAGCGACTTGATAAAAGAGACGGCTTCTGTTTTTGAGGGAAAGTTGGTTGCGGTTATGTGCAATAAGCGGGATTCGGTACTCTTTAGGCAGACCCTCCATATACATGGATAAGGTGGATCTGAACATTTCTCTATTTTCTTCAGTATCGGTCGTAAGCGTGCCCTGTAATCCTGGCGTGATGAAATGCCAGTAAAGATCCAGTGCCAAGCTAATTGTTGTGATTCCAAGCTGCCTCCCTTTAAGAATCACAAAAAAATGAACGTCATCCGCTAATCCTTTAGCAACCTCGTCCATCACATATGTCTGCGTCCCCAGCAGACGATCCATCTTCCTTAATCCCTGTTCTTTAGTCTCAATCTTTAATTGAGAACAGAATGAATAGAATTGTTTGAGATTGAAGTTCACAAAAAAGATTCCTGAATATGTGGTTTGGGCGTGTCAACAAATAATTTTCCTTGAGAAAATGATTGTTCAATACGTTTGCACGCGATCTCAAAATACTTAGGCTCGCGCTCAATTCCGATGAACTTATGACCAAGTTGGATGGCGGCAACTCCTGTAGTGCCACTGCCCATAAATGGATCAAAAATGGTTTCAGATTTAGGGCACAAGTCAATTACCCACTTCATTACTTCTAATGGTTTTTGAGTTGGATGGTAACGTTCTTCATTTCCTTGACGAATCATTCCATTCCATCTCCACTGAATACGTCGAACGGCTTTAGGCCAGTTTGTCCAAGCTAACTCGCAATCGGCAAAGTCGTTGCTTCCATTTAGTTTGTCCCACACTAGCCAGCAAGAAGTTGGAGGAAGTTCAAAGTAGTTGCCGCCAAAAAACGCCTGCCAAGTTGATGCGCTCCTGATGGCGTCGATCAGCGACTTTTCAGGGGGCGACTTATCCCAATCAAACTCGCCGTAGTCTTTAGGCGATGCCAGATTGCCTCGGCTGGCGACCTTCTTGCTATTTTCCCCAATCCCATAGGGCGGGTCGGTGATGACAGCATCAACCTTGGGCAGCGTCGGCAGGATGTCCATGCAGTCACCAAGGTACAGAGTTGCATCTCCTATTTGTACTTTCACCTGATTCTCCACACACGAACGTACTCACCCTCTGTACGCGCCATAAACTTCCAGCCCAACTTTTTCGTAGCCCGACTGTTGGCGTTCAACACGTTCGCCTTGTGCGTCACCGGCACCTGGAAGCTATCCCCCACCACCATGTCCGCATGCGGATACCTGAACACCGTACGCGGCACAGGAGGCACCACCCCTACCTCAATTTCTAACTTCTCCATCATCACCTCACTAACTGAGTACATCACTCATCATAGCGTATAGGCGAAAAAAAAGCCCGCAACAGCGCGGGCGAATCCCGCGAGCAACGCGGGCTAACCTTGAGTTCACACACAGGAGGAGTTCCTGAACGAACAGTCTACCAAAAAACACAAATTTTTTATGGGGGGAGCCAGTTGGGGTGCTCGCCCACACACCCCCTCCGACCCAAGCTGCCAGGCCACGAGCCACCGCCGTCGATCACCTACCCGACCATGCCGTCCCGACCAGTGCTCAGGCGCGTCTACAGGCTCTGTGGCGCATCGGTTGGACCCGGTAGGTACTCGCCCCCATGCCACGGTCCCCAATGCGTTCTGGACCCGGGCGGGTGGTGCAATCCTCTTCGCCCCGTGCACTACCCTATAGATTCCACAACTATCTTCTACCCCACTATGTATATATAGACTATGTACTATTTACAAAAACGAAACAAACAAGGCTTGTATCGGAACACTAATCATGTCATCATGTCATCACTGCACGGGTTGTGCAGGCACTCAACAGGGGGTTCCCATGATCGGCATTGAAACGAAAGTCATTCCCGCGTCAAACACCAAACCACGACGTATCTGCGCGTTCACCTGCAACGGGCACCGCATCGTGCGTCCGTATGACTCGGACGCACAATCGGACGTATTGGCCCATTTTGCGGTCGCCCAAGCCCTGATTGCAGAACAATTCGATCATCCGATGCCCTATCAGACCATGACCTACGGGGGCACCGCACGCGGCTACTTTTTCTGTTGGCCTCAATCGACGGTCGGGGTCTGACACGCGAAACCCGCTCCGGCGGGTCTGCAGGTCGCACCTGCACTGACGAGCAACGCCGGCCCGCTACCGGCTCACTAGGGGGATGTTTCCATGTCGTCGAAATTTGCATTCATTAATAACGACCTTTCAATTCGAGTGTGTTCGACTCCAGACGGTCGGGATGGGGGCTGGAGTACCCTTCCATTTCAGACCCATTGGATGGCGAGAAAATGGATCCGATCCCAGG